AAGAAGGACACCATCGCGGCCTCGCGCTACGCCGAGGCCATCTTCGACGTCGCCAACGACATTCCTCCGGCCGAGATTGCCAAGGCGCGGCAATACTATGTCGCGGCGGGCAAGACGGACGAATGGAACGCAGGTGTGCGGTCGTTCCTGGCAGATCGGCTGGACGTCGCGACGAAGCTGAATGCGCCGGGCACGCCGGGCAACGTGCCCGGAAAGTTCCAGGCGTCGGTCTGGGGCGATCCGCGACAGCGCGCCATCATGAAGGCGGCACTGCACGACAGCGACCGGGTGGCCGGTTTCGAGAAGCTGATGGAAGTGCTCCAGGCCGCGGCGCGGTCCCTTCCCGAGGGATCACCGACCGCCGCCAACCTGGCGGGAATGGCGCGGATGGACGCGCCGGGACGGGCGGCGTCCGCGGCCGGCAAGGTGCTGTCCCCGGGGTCCTGGCTGAACGTCGGGAATGACATCGTCCGGGCCTTCGTGGATGCCAAGCGCCCCATGGACCGCATCAAGCTCGCAGACGCGCTGATGTCCCCTTCCGCCCTGGAGGATTTGCGAAAGCTGCGGACGCTGTCGCCGAAGACCGACGAAGCGTTGCGGATCGCGGCCAACCTCCTGTCCCGCGCCGGCGTTGCAGCCAGCCCGGCAGGCTCGATCAACGAACCCGAAGACGCATTCCCGCCCGCGCTACTCGAAAGCGGTGCCGCGCCCAACTGAGTGCATCCACTACAGGCCCGATGACCAGCATGGCGAGAAACGCCGTGGCGCCACCCCAGAATACGCCGTTGGTCGAAAACGGCACAGGGTCAACCAGGAAGGTCAGCGGGACGCGGATCGCGACCTGGGCGAGGCCGAGGATCGCGAACGTCTTCGTATAGGCAAGGGCCACGGCCTCACCCTACCGCCCCTCGGCTCTTCGTGAAAGGGCGGATATCCCCCGAAACTTTCTTCCGGGAGCATTCAACATGCTGAAATGGCTCTCCGCCGCAGCACTCTTGCTGCTGGCGTCCCCGGCGCTTGCCCAGCAGGCGCCATGCGCTCCGGTCGATCAGGTACTCCAGGCACTGGAACAGAACGCGAAGGAGGTCCCATCGGGCATGGGGCGGGACGAGCGGGGCTTCCTCGCGGTCCTGACGCTCTCCCCGGACGGGTCCTATTCCGTCCTTGGCATCCGTCCCGATGGGGTGGCGTGTCTCCTGTCGACCGGGCAGGGCTGGGAGGCGGTGAAGTCCGCCCCGGCGGACAAGGGGGCCTGATCCCGTGTCCGCGTCACAGCCGACCCATGGGGACCTCGATCGGTCCATAGGCCGCCTGGAGGGGATCATCGGGCAGATGCTGGACTCCCGGAAGCAGCGCGACGATCACGTCGATGACAGGCTCGCCCGGATCGAGGCGAAGCTGGACGGGCTCGACCGGAAGATCACCAAGGCCGAAGGCGGGTGGAAGACGTTGATCGCCATCGGCGGGATCGGCGGAGTGATCGGCGGGTGGGTCGTACCAGCTTTCATCAAACGCATGATGGGGTGGTGAATGGCGACCCCTCCGATATCGGGTGACGTTGCACGCGCGACCCTGGCCGCGGTCGAGCAGTGCCTGAAAGAAGGCTTCGGACCGCCGCACACGAAGTCCCCGAAGGGATCGGCGACCGAGGAGGCGGCGAAACGACTGATGGCCGCGGGAATGCTGAAATCCCGCAGCAGCATGACGAGCCGCATCCGATCCATCGCCGCGATGGGAATGGAACCGGATTGGTCGCTCTACAGCCCGGAGAAGCCGCGGTTCCGGGTGAAGGTGGCGAGCAACAAGCCGCCGGCCGACACGCCGCCTGCGATCAGCCCCGAGCAGATCAGGGCCGAGGTGATGCGGATACTCCGTCGCCGGTCCCTGACGGTCGACGAGGTGGCGTCCGCGATCGGCGTGGACGGTCCGGCGGCCGACGAGATCATGCACAGCCTCCGCGATGCCGGGGTTTCGCTGCATCAGTTCGCCGGGCGATGGCAGGTCACCGCGCCGCAGGCGTCGCATGTGGCCGGGCCGCGTTTCGAGTTCGTCTCACGGCCGGACAACACCTTCTCGTTCGGCGTCACGTCGGACAACCACATCGGCAGCAAGTACGCCCGCGTGGACGTACTCGACGATCTCTACGACCGTTTCGAGCGGGCCGGGGTCCAAGCCGTCCTCAACGCGGGCAACTGGATCGACGGCGAGGCATCGTTCAACAAGCACGATCTCGTCGTCCACGGCATGGACGCCCAGCTACAGCTTCTCGCCCGGCAGTATCCGAGACGGGAAGGGATCAAGACCTATGCCGTGACCGGAGACGATCACGAGGGCTGGTACGCGCAGCGGGAAGGGGTCGATATCGGCCGCTACGCGCAGCGGGTCATGGAGGATGCCGGCCGGGACGATTGGGTGGACGTGGGCTACATGGAGGCGCACTTCATCCTACGGAACGCGAACACCGGGGCATCGGCCGTCATGGCCCTAGTGCATCCCGGCGGCGGCTCCGCCTACGCGATCTCGTACTCCATTCAGAAGATCGTCGAAGTCCTCGACGGGGGCGAGAAGCCGGCGGTGGGCGTGTACGGCCACTATCACAAGCTCTGGGCGGGCAACATCCGCAACGTCTGGTGCCTTCAATCGGGTTGCACGCAGGACGCAACCCCGTTCATGCGCAAGAAGAAGCTGGCCGCGCACGTCGGCGGGGCGATCATGGATCTGGAGCAAGACCCCGAGACGGGCGCCATCATCGGGTTCACGCCGAAGATGCTGCGGTATTTCGTGCGCGGCTACTACGACAACCGCTGGTCGCATCACGGCGGGGTGACCCTGCCGGAGCGCGCGGCATGACCGACGAACCCGTCTCCGACACCTACCACTTCCATCCGATCGACACCGGATATGCGAAGGCGATTTCGCAAGACGAGCTTCGCCGCGCGTTCGTTGCCGGGCTGGTAGTTGAGATGGCTGCGCATGTCGCGATCCCCGTGGATCGGATCGGGGGTCTATGCGGGGGGATCGACGCATTCCTTCGGGGCGAGACGACGAGAATCCGGGCGGTGAAGTGAGGTTCCCGAAAGGGCACTTCCTCGAAGTCCGCTGGCTCCCGATAGACGATCCCCTTCCCGAGGGCTGGTCGGAGAACGGGGACCATCTCGAATCCCCCTGTCTCCACCACAGATATTGCCGGCTGATCCGGCGATGGGTGCCTGATGAAAGCAGCCGAAATCCTACAGACCGCCGCCGGCATCGTGGGCGGGGCGAGGGCGAACACTCACGGGGATGTGCTTTCGAATCACGAACGCATCGCGACGATGTGGAATGCCTATCTCGCGATCCGCAACGACCCCGCAGCACCGCTCGACGCGCATGACGCCGCCCTGATGATGGCGCTGTTGAAGATCGCCCGGACTCAACTCGGGGCCTACAACCCGGACGATGGCATCGACCATGTCGGGTATGCCGCATGTGCGGCGGAGATCGCGGCGAGGATGAGAGAGTAGCTGTCGGCTCGGGCGCCACTTCCGATAAGGCGAGGTCGCGTGCGCTATTGGCCGGCTCGCCCGGTCCGATCCGATATCCACGCCGCCGACAGCCCCTCTTCTATACCACAATCCCGAGAGCAAAGGAATCCGTTATGGCCCGAGCCATCAACGATGCGGGCGTTCGGCTCGTGCAAGAGTTCGAGGACTGCAAGCTCGAAGCCTATCCCGATCCCGGAACGGGTGGCGAGCCTTGGACTATCGGATGGGGGTCGACTGGCCCAGATATCGGCCCCGGCACCGTCTGGACGCAGGAAGAGGCCGACGCGCGGTTCCTCGACGACCTGACCAAGTTCGGCGATGGCGTTGACCGCCTCGTGCGCGTACCGCTCACCGACAACCAGTTCGCGGCCTTGGTGTCGTTCGCCTACAACGTCGGGCTCGGGGCGCTGGCGGGCTCGACGTTGCTGCGGAAACTGAATGCGGGCGACTACGAGGGCGCCGCGGACCAGTTCCCGCGCTGGTCCAAGGGGGGCGGTCGTGTGCTGCCCGGTCTCGTCCGCCGCCGTGCCGCCGAGCGCGACCTGTTCCTGTCCGATGCGTGATCCCGGCCTTGATCCGCAGACCTACGAAACCTCGTGGGTGCTGCGCCGCCGGGCGGTGTTCGGCACGCTCGCGTTCTGCGCTGCCGGCATTGTCTACCTGCTGATCTGGGGCGAGGACACCCGGTTGAACGAGACCATCGCCAACGGGCTGATGCTGGTCGGCGGGTCCGTGGTTCTCGGCTACTGCGGGTTTGCCGCCATGGATGATCGGTCGAAGCGATCGAGCTATGTCGCGTACCGATCGACGGTCATGACCAAGACCGGGCGAGTGGACGATCCCGACGCATAAGCCGTGCCAGGAATCAAGCGCGGGTGGTCATCCGCGCTTGCCCGCGCTTCCGCGCTACCCTTCGGAGACCCCCATCATGACCATCCTCCTCGCCGTGCTGGCCGCGGTGTTCTATGCCGTCTGGGGCCTGTTCTGGGCGCACGTCCGCGATCAGGGCCGGCTTCCCGGCGCGCCCTCATTCACGAAGGCGAAGGAACTCGGCATCGCGCTGTTCGGCCTGCCGATGGCCGCGCTGGCGCTGGGCTTCGGCTGGATCGAGGCTGCCCTGATCTGGGTCGGCATGGCGGGCGGGTGGTCGCTCGGCCACATGGGCGGGCTCGGGCTGCGGTTCGCGCCCTCGCGAAAGGGCCTGTCGGTCCCGATGGCGTATCTCGCCATGGCCGGGACCGGCGCACTGGTCACGCTCGCGCCTGCCGGTGTTCTGGCATGGCATGGGGCATGGATCTCGGCTGCTGTGGTCCTGCTCGCCGGGGCGTTGAAGGTCGTGACCTACGAGGCCGGGTTCCTCGCCCGGGGCCTCACCGATCGGCCCCCGCACGCGACGTGGCTGGGAGCGATCGGGCACGGCGTCATCGCCTACGCGGTCACGGCAGCGGCGCTGGTGCTGGCATAGTCGGGGAGGCTGGGGGATGGATGTCTATTCCGAGTTCCTTCGCCTTCTCGGCGCTCCTGGTGCGGGCTTGGGTGCGCTGACGGATGCGCCGCGGCCGGTGGGGCTCAGTGCGCTGGCCGTAGACCCGATGGGCGACGCGACGGCGCTGCTTGAAGCGCGTCGTCGTCAACAGATCGAAGGGGCCGGTTACGACCCCGACAAGGGCCTCTACGACCGCTATTCCGCGATGCTGGGCACGGTCTTCGGCCCGACGATCAACGAGCGCGCGGTTGCCGCACGGGAGGCGATGCGCCGGGGCGACATGGCGACGGCGAACGCGCTCAACCAGTCGCTGGCGCTGGACTTCGGCCAGTTCCTCGGGAGCATCAAGCCGATCCGCGCCTATCACGGCTCCCCGTACGACTTCGACAGGTTCGATATGTCGAAGATCGGGACGGGCGAGGGGGCGCAGGCATACGGGCACGGGCTGTATTTCGCAGAGAACGAGGGAGTGGCGCGGAGCTATCGGGATGCTCTTTCAGATTGGTCACCGGCGCGTGTTGACGCGGCACAACTGGCAACGCATCGTCCCGACGACTTGGCAGCACTAGTTAACCAAGTAATGCAGGAATTTCCCTCCGCGTCTGCTCCACAGATTGCAGGCGTTGTAAGCGACCGATATTTAGGTCGCGTCCCGGAAAATCTGGCGCAGGTCATTCGTGAAGCAAAGGCGGCATTGAGGCCCACTGGCCGCATGTACGAGGTCGACATCCACGCGGACCCGGGGCGGATGCTGGATTTGGACAGTCCTTTGAGCAAGCAGGCGCCCGAGGTGCGCGACGCCGCGATGAAAGCCATCGCGCGCGGCGCGGAGGATATGGCGCGGGCGCAGGGGATTAGCGGGGCGGACGTTGCCGCAGGCGTTGCCGGTTCCGCGAACCCAATCAGCATGTTCCCCAATGCGTACAAGGGCGCATCAATGTCGAACGCGCTCCGAGAAGCCGGCATCCCCGGCGTCCGGTACTTCGACGCCGCGTCGCGCACTCCGGGCGTCGGCACCCGCAACTACGTCGTGTTCGACGACAAGCTGATCGAGATTCTGCGGAAGTACGGGATCATGGCGCCTATGGCCGGGGCCGGTATCGGCTCGCTCTACATGGGCGACGAGGAAGGCAGGATGTGATCCGCCTCGCACTCCAGCCCGCGCAGGAACATATCCGTCCACGGCGGGATGTCCTGGTCACCGGCCTCCCAGCGCTGCCAGGATCGCGTCGTGACCCCGGCGATGCGCGCGCATTGGCCCTGAGACAGCGAGAGCGCCTTGCGGCGCTCCCGGAGTTCGGAGGGAGTGGGGCGGTCAGACTGCACCGGGACGCCCCAGCGCAGCGGCGACGAGACGGTCGACCGTCATGCCCTCGATCCACGAATTCGTGATGGCGTCGTCGATGGACTTCTCGTCCATGTCCGGCGCGACGATGGCGATGCGGTCGAACGCGGCGTTGAGGATCGTCAGACCGTCAACCGTGAAACCCTCGGTGTTGTCTTCGGTGTAGCGGGTCATCGTTCGTCTCCCTCACATCTTCCGGACGCAATACGTTGTCGGCGTGCCGGCAAACGTCCGGATATCTTCGACGCTCAGTTCGCGGCCCCGCGCCTCGGGCGGGACGATCAACGGCACCTCCGTGATCGTCTCCGCCATTGCTGCCAGCCGCAGCGGCAGAACACCGATGACGTGACGCCCGCGCACGTCGTCGTCGGTGGCGTGCTCGATCACGCGCGCGTCAGGGCCGATGATTCCGGCCTCGACGAGATACGTGACCAGCGCCGCGTGGCGCGTCACGACGACGGCCGTCATCGGCCGGCCTCCGCAGCGCGGCGAGCGGCCGTCATGACCGCCGCGAACTGCGCCTCGGCTCGCGTCATTTCTGACGTCCACCGGACCTCGGCCCGCGCCGCCTTCCGCGATGCACGACGCGCCGCTTCCGCCGCCGCGTCTGCCTCGGCCGCCTTCGCGGCGACCCACGCGGGGTTGGGGCGGCGCAGCGCGTTCCGACGCGCCTCGTGCAGTTCGCACTCGGCCGCCTGAGCGGCACGCCGGGCCATCTCGTCGGCCCGGTCGCGGCCCGCGACCAGCGCGCGACACCGCTCGGCCCGGCGCCGCAGCAGGACCGCAACCTCCGGCATCGCCACGCGGCGATAGCCGGTGACGTTGCCGTGGCGGTCGAACTCTTCGACCTCGAAGAAATCTGTGGTGGTGGTCATCGTTTTTCTCCCGATGAGGAGCGGCACAATCGCCGTTCACAGACAGAATATAGCGACACAGTGTCGCCAACGCAAGAGGGAAAATGCAGAATATCGCACCCGATCGCGTCATCCTCGTCCACGTCCTTCGGGACACGCCGCCGTGGCAGTGGCAGACCCGTGAGACCTGGTTCGACGAGTTCGACGGGTCCGGGACCGGCTATCTCGCCGGGTTCCGGACGGAACAGGACGCCAGGGAGTACGGGCGGCGGATGGGGTGGTGCGAGTAGGGCGGAGCGCGACCATGGACGACTTCAAGACCTTCTCGTTCAGCTATCCCTTCCAAGGCGATCGGTGGTGCTTCGATCTGCAAGCCCGCGATGCTGACGAGGCCGAGGCCCGGTTCCGTGCGCTGGCATGGGGCCGGCTCGACGGCGAGCTGGTGGCCCGCATCCCGGTCCCCGATCCGGTCGGCCCGCTGC